TCTTGTACCATCAACAACCTCCTCATAGGTTATTCGTTTTACCTTGGGATCCATCATTTCTCCAAGATATTCCCATTTTACACCCTTTTCTCCCAGTTTGTCAACTATTGAATTTTCAATAGATTCCACATTATCATTAGACAGAACTTCAAATTCTGTGTGATATTGATACGCGTTGATTTTTACTAGGAATTTTCTCATTTTCTCACCTTATTTAAAAAAAGGGGCCGAATTGTGTTCGGCCCCTAATTAATTATTTATTACGTAGCGTCAGATCCGAATACGCCTCTTGGATCAGAAAATCCAAAAACGTATCTTTCTCTAGCTTTGTATCTTACGTTACCAGTATCAAAGTCGCCTTCCATAGAAGTTTTGATAGGTGATCTAACAAAATGTTTTAGACCATTAGGTACATCTGTTTTAATGAACCATTTTTTTGCATTTGTTAAGAAGTGGTTAACAGTATATCCTTGCGGAACCATTCCCATATTCTTAACTGCATTGATGTCATTATCTGCAGTACCTGTTCTACCTTCAGACTTCATAAGTCTGTCAGCAGTAAACTGAAGCGCAGAAGGAATAATCATTTTCATTCCTCTAGCCGCAATTTTTAGGCCTCTTTCATCAGTCATAGCTGCGATGTCAATCAAAGCTTGTTCTAATGAAGTTTCATTTAAGTCAGAAGCAACTGCTAACTCATTACTGAATGTACCAGCAATTGTAGGGTGATCAGTAGCAAAAAGTGCCACTCCGTCACCACCAGCATATGTTGCATTGAAACCATTGTTCAATACTGCCGCTGCTTTAACTTGCTTAGTGTTTGCCATAGATCTTGCTAACGCTTTTGTATATCTAGACGCTAGTCTGTCATACAAGTTATCTTCGATAGCTTCTTCTGTGATTGCAAACGCTAATGCGATTGTTTCGTTAGTGTAACGTGCTGTGAAAGTTTCCTGTGCATCATCAAACTGAACGCCTTGGCCTTCAGGTTTAACTGACGCATTTGCAAAACCAGATAACATCACTTCTTCTTCGAAAGCTCTGTCAGATGATTCTGTGTCAAAAATTTCAGCATGCTCGTTAGCATACGATTTGTACTCTAGTCCGAATAAAGCATTCAAACCAGGTTCTAGTTCTTTAACTAGTTGTGCTCTTGATATAGCCATAGTTTATTTCTCCTTATTCGCTATTAGTTGTACAATGCAGAGGTTGGTTGAATAACAACGACAACTTGAGCGCCTGCAGTTAGCAGATCGTCCTGTTCTTCGATGTTAGCATTTCTTACCAATCTAAACATTCCGTTTGTATTACTTGCACCATTTGTTGAAACCGATAAGTCAACTCTAGACAGTCCGTCTATAGCATCCGCATCAACTTCATCATTTGGATTAAAGTAGTTAGTACTGTTCATTAGAGCTTGCGCTGCTGCGGCACTGACCGCAAGAGCTGCATCTAATCTAACAGTATATTCTTGTTCCGGATTAGTATTTGCAAAAGCAGTGATATTATCACTACCTGTGTTGTAATCCGTGCTAGTTGTAACGCCTGAAACAACTGAGTTTGCAAAAGTTGGTTTTCCAGTAGAGCTAATATAAAAAGCTCCGTTGAAAACACCAGCGATTAAAGCAGTTGCACCTACGTTATTTGCCCAGCTGGCACCCCCTACGACTCCATCATCACATACTGCTTGCGCAGCGTTTTGTAGGAATCCTTGGTTACCTGCAGATTGAATACTTACAGGATCACCTTTAAAGGTAGATTTGCCAGGAGCAGTTTGGATCTGAAATTCAGATTGACCGCCTGTAGCTGGAGTATTTCCAACTGTAGGAGCTTGTCTAAATCCAAAACCTTTTCTTGCTGATTGTAGCATAGTTTGTTTTCCTTTACTTATGTACCTGCCCCGAAGGGCCTCCAGTACGGTTTAATTTATTTTTGTTGGACTTAGAAATTGTTATAAGACTATTTCTTTGTACCACCAAAAGTTACACGAGTCTGCCTTTCACTATTGATCGGCATACTTGGGTGCTGGTCCTTCAAAAGATCGTTGTTGATAGCATCGTCTTTGTCTTGAGTCTGCTTATCATAGTAAGCATCTATCTGCTTAGCGATCTCTTCTGGTATCTTAGCCAGCAATAAGCCTCCTACTCCAATAATTCCCGCATACTTACCTGTAGTTTCGACTGGAAAATCTTGATCTGGATAATCTTCAGCTCTCACTAATTCATATCCTTCTCGTAAAGATGCTGCTATGTTTTTCGTATCGTTGAATCCCATAGTTTCAGCTCTAATCCATCTGTGTCTATACCCAGCAGGTGGTTCGGGCGCATCGAGTGATGAGGGTGGAGACCAAACTTTTTTAGCATTTGTTTTAGCTCTTGTTTGACTCGCACGTGAGGTTTTTATATCTTCGTTTTTCATTTTATGCTCCTTCCGTGATTTTTAATTGTTTTGCATAATCTTCTAATGGCACGCCTAATCTTTTAGCAATTGCTACCTGTGATGGCGAGAGTCTCACAGTTTTACTTTTGCGTCCTGTTGAGCTCGAACGTCTAGCTGAAGCTACATTTTGAACTGGTTTAGTTCTTTCTGTAGTTGAACCATCTATACTATCAAATTTGTGGGGGAATTCAAGTCTTATTCTTGAGTCCACTTCTTGATAATATTCGTCAGACTGAGGGTCATATCCTTCTTGTTCTACAAGTGTTTTATGTAGATCAAAAGCTGTATGAGTCATAGCTGAATCACTCCCAAACCAAGTATTTTCCTTAGCCCAAGCTTCTGCTTTAGGATCAGTTTGTTGTCTTCTTGGTGTAGGTGCTTGATATAGAGGTTTTTGTTGAGGGGCTTCTTCATTAAGTGTTTTTAACGCTCCTAATCTAGATGCATCTTGTGCAAGTTTAGCTATTTGTTCTTGAGCTTTAACTTGACCATCAACATCTCCTCCTTCAATAGCTACTTTCAATGATTGCCTTGCAGCATCCATATTAGTTGTAACTCTTGATTCAAACTCTTTTACATAAGATTTATCTAAAGTAGAAAGTTTAGATTCTAATCTATCCTTATCTTGTTTAGCTGCTTGAGCATATTGAACAGCTTCTTCTCTCTGTCTTTCTGCTTCTCGCATTTTACGAGTTAATTTAGCAATACGTTTTTGAACGCCATCACTATATTCTTTTAACTCATCTTTATCTTCTTTTTTTTCGAGTTTAGTTGTTCTCTCATTTTCATAAGTTTTATCTTGAGGATCACCCGCGGGTGTTTCTTCAACCTCAATTTTTTCTTCTACAACTTCCTCTTGTTTTACCGGTTCTCCTTTATCATCAAAATCAATATCTGCGCCGACTGTTTCGCCAACGTTTACCAATTCTTCTGATGCTTTTTTTTCTTCTTTTTCTGGCATAGTTCCTTCCTATGTTATTATATTAAATGAAGAATCGATTCTGGATCTGAAACAGTTCCTAGAACTTCATCATCGTTAAGTATTCGCACTTCCCCACCTTCTATTGGTAGTCTTGCGCCTGCGTATCGTGCAAAGATCACCCAATCTCCTTTTTTGCACCAAGGGTCACCAAATTTATCTTGGTCCTTGTATGCTAAATCTCCCATCTTTAAAACATAACCACATGTTGTAGCTATTCGTGCTTTATCTAAAGATTCTTGGGAAAATAATATTCCACCTTTTGTTTTTTCTTTTGGTGTAAAAGGTAGAACTAAAATTCTATAACCCACAGGTATAGGTAGTTGATCTACCGTTTCTGTTCCTATGTTGTCTGGATGTAAAGGCTCTTTGGCCTCACCTATATTTCTATTTTCTTCTGCGTATTTTTCTTGAAGTGCTAATTTAATTTTTGGTGTGTCTGTCTTTTCCGTTTCCGATGTCGATAACGTTTCCTTGCTCATCTTTTTGCTCCTTAGGTTTTAGCAGGTTAGAGATTTCCTGTAATGTTAATTGTATAGCGTGTGCTTGACCTACTAAATATCTATATTTTTCTATATTGTCAACCCCACCCATTAAAAGTGAGTCACCTATTTTTTGTAAATTCTCACCTAAATGTTTTTGTAACTTAGTTACTATTGTCATGTCATCCATGATTACTCTTCTCCTTTTTGTTCTCGAAACTCTTCTAACACTTCTAATTTCTCTTCTGCGTTAGCAATAGTTTCTATTAGTTTATCTACTTCGTCAATATGTTGGGGATGTTCTCCAATTC